AATATGTTTAACTGGTTAAAAAGTAAATTTAAAAGTAAAGACACAGCAAAGTCAATGCGTGATAGTGCCGAGCCGTGGGTGAATGTTATCAAAGCACATGTGGATCCAAATAATCCAAAATCAGGTTACTTTGAATTGGAATGGAATCCTGCCTTTGTTATATTCCTTAGAAAAAGTGGGTATACTGGTATGGCTCCCGAAGAAATTGTAGATGCATGGTTCACGGACCTATGTCGTAATGTGGGTCAAGACGGACAAGCCACTACTGATTTTATAGCAGACGGTGGCCGTGTTGCCACAAACGAAAAAACAAAAAATCAATCTTGACTTTGAGGGTAGCATCTGCTACAATAACTACATGAGCTATTTAATTGTTGATGCCGCTAATCTCTTCTTCCGTGCCCGTCATGTGATCCGTAGTGGTGATCCTGAAGAACGAGTTGCCATGAGTTATCATATTATCCTGGCCGCTGTGCTTAAACAGTGGCGAGAGCGCAAGGGTCAGCATGTGGTGTTCTGTTTTGAAGGTCGAAGCTGGCGCAAGGATGTTTATAAACCTTACAAGGCACAACGGTCTGATGCTCGAGCCAAGCACACAGTCAAGGAAGCCGAAGAAGAAAAACTCTTCTGGGAAAGCTTTGATAAGTTTTACGAATACATCAGTACTCGCACCAATGTGACAGTATTGCGTAATCCTGTATGCGAAGCTGATGATTTTATTGCCCGTTGGATACAACTGCATCCCAGTGACAACCATATTATTGTTTCAAGTGATGGCGACTTTGAACAGTTGGTGGCTCCCAATGTTCAGTTATATAATGGCATTGCCGGAGTGCTGACCACGCACGAAGGTTACTTTGATGACAAGGGCAAGACCATTGTTGATAAAAAGACCAAAGAAGTAAAGCCTGCTCCTGATCCAGAATGGTTGCTGTTTGAAAAGTGCATGCGTGGTGATACCAGTGACAACATCTTCTCAGCGTTTCCTGGAGTGCGTACAAAAGGTTCAAAGAATAAAGTTGGTCTAATAGAAGCTTTTGCAGATCGTCATAACAAAGGCTTCATGTGGAACAATCTCATGCTTCAGCGTTGGACCGACCATGAAGAAGTCGAACACTTGGTTAGAGATGATTACGAACGAAACCGAGCCATCATTGACCTAACAGCACAACCTGATAACATCAAGGCTGTACTGGATCAAGGTATTGCCGAAGCTGTGCAAAAAGAAAAGTATCCCAGTGTAGGGCCGCATTTTATGAAGTTCTGTGGTAAATATGGTTTACAGAAGGCTTCGGATAATGCTCAACAACACACAGACTGGCTGGCGGCCAGTTATAACTAAGTTTGCAGTAATTGCACTGGTACTATACCTAGCATTAAAGTGCTTGCCAGTGTTGGCCGCAGCCTTTCAAACCAATGTTCCATGGACTTGTTCTACCAGCGAAGAAGTCATAGGTGCATTGGCCAGTGTTGGCGAAGAGCTCATTGTTACCGGTGAAGTTGACACACTAAATTTATTAATGACCATATGGGCCAGTAAGTCTACAGGCAATTGGACTATAGTTGCATCTGGAATGACAGCAGATGCAAGTAAAACCAGTATAAGTTGTATGGTATTAACTGGTAAAAATCTAAAATCTTTCAGAGCCAAAGAATTCATTTAAGCGGTAGTTTATCCAGTCATTAAATATGCTGTTTTGATAAATAACTGCATGTCCAGACCCAAGCCAACCATCCTCCTAACCAATACAAACCCTCGCACATACAAGAGTGAGGAAGTGCTTGCGGCTGATGCTATCTATGCTGTATTCTACAAAGATAAGCCCATCAATCTTCGCACTCTAAATAGCCTGGTAAGTTATCCAGGGCCTAAATACAAAAAAGTCAGCTTCTCTAATCCAGGTCATGCTTTTAACCTTGCCGATCGTTTGAATAAAATGTTCAAAGTTGAAGATTTTTCAGTTGTTGAATTAAAACAAGGGCGCCGTATCAATGAGCAAGGAAATTCCTTTAAAGATCACTGAGTACCTGGCTCAGTACCCTGTTCCGCACATTTGGGCAAGCACTAAGATAACGCCTTACACGGTGTTTAAAAATTATCAACCAGGCCGTCAAAAAGGACTTCGGTTAACCAGTTTCGGTTGGGAACTGATGCGGCCTCATTTTAGGTATTGGTCTTATCAATGTCCTGTTGGTTGGAGTCCCAAGCCTGGTCACCTAATAGGTCTAGAGCGACATCTCGATTGGCCATACTATCATGGTGCCGGCTACTTTCGCATCTTTGGAGAACAAGACGCAATGGAAATTCGATTGGTCAATGAAGATATCATATTATGGTTAGATGGGCTGAGTCGAAAAGCACAAGGCAAAGGTTAGTGCCGGTAACTTCTCTGCATCCAATAAATATCAACATGCAAAATTGGCAACCATATGTTAGAGCCGGGTGGGAAATTGTTGTAGAAGCCCAGGGTGCTAGTCAGACTTTTTTAGAGCCTGATATAGAGGCATTTTTAGTTCACACCATTGCTCGCACAATGGAACGCACTGATATTTGGAACGAACCAATTGCCATTAAAATTCTAAGCGCACAGGCCTTGCCAGGCATCAAGCGAAAACCAATAATGCGAGAGATTGGAGAAGAATGCTTGTTCATTGATGGATGGGGCATCAAGCAACCAAGATGGCCAAATCCAAAATACTTTGCTGACATGGGAGAAATTGCATTTGGCATGGCCAGTACATCATCTAATCCAGCTGACGAGCTGTTAGAGTTAGTGAGCACTAACTTTGTGCGTATGAGTTCCATACTAAAGCAAGCAAAAACGCTATTTCTGCTTAAAAATTAAGCAATAGATGTTGTAAAAATACAACAAAAATAGTTAAAAAACAGGTTGACTCTTGGCTCTAGTTGCCATATAATAGTAACACTATGAAACGGACGATCCTTACTTTAAAGTTTAAAGCGCCAAAGCGTAGAGCTATTGAGCTGTACCATGCTGACAGTCCTTTTAGGGCCAAAGTTGTGGACAGCAAAAAAGTCTACAAAAGAACCGCTAAGAACCAAAAACAGGTTGACAAGGATCTGGGTCTGTAGTATAGTATACATATTGCGGAACGGTTCTGCAATGTTTTTAAACACACACAGGAGTATTTTTATGTCTAAAGTTCTTTCGCAGACCCCTACTGCAATCCGCAAGCGTGAAGCTCGTGCCCGTGCCAAAGTTATGGCATCTGCTGTTGTTGCACCAGTTGCGCCTGCTGTTGTCACTGCCGCAATTGAAGCAGTTACCAATGGCGAGACTTTTACCCATGTTGGGTATGCTGTCAGCAAAAATGGTAAAGGTGCAGTTCGTTACACCAACGACAAGCGCCGTACTCGTACCCTGGTCCGTGCAGGTTGCACAGATGTCAAGTTTGTCGAGTTGCCCTTTGCAATGACAAAAGAAGCTATTGATGCTTCTGAGTTTGTTGCACAAGTTGCCCCTGCTACAGAATCTGTGGCAAGTGCCTAATTATAGCAAACTAGGGGTTGACAACAATCTCTAGTTTTGTTATACTACATGTATCATAAACAACCCTAGTAGGAGCCACCAAATGGGAAATCAAGTAGAAACCCGCACCGTTAAGATTAGCGAGTGCAAACCTATCCTGCGCCGAGCAGTACAAAAGCGTCGCCCAGTCTTTGTCTGGGGTCCTCCCGGAGTCGGCAAAAGCGACATGGTCAACCAAGTTGCCGCAGAATGGCCCAACTCCGCAGTCGTGGACTTGCGTATGGCTCTGATGGATCCTACAGATATTAAGGGTGTCCCTTATTATAGTGCAGGTGACAATACTATGAAGTGGGCTACCCCTTCAGAATTGCCTACCGAGGAATTTGCAAAAGAATACGACATTGTATTCTTGTTCTTAGACGAGCTTAACTCTGCTCCTCCTGCTGTACAGGCCGCGGCCTACCAGCTTATCCTTAACCGCAAGGTTGGACAATACAAATTACCAGACAATGTTGTACTGATTGCCGCGGGCAACCGTATGGGCGATAAGGGTGTTACCTATCGTATGCCTAGCCCACTGGCCAACCGCTTCATGCACTTGGAAATCCGTGTGGACTTTGAAGACTGGGAACAATGGGCCATCATGCACCAAGTCCATCCGCATGTGGTTGGCTTCTTGAAGCAGTTCAAAGGCGACCTGTACAACTTTGATCCTACACAACACGACCGTGCCTTTGCTACTCCTCGTACATGGAGTTTTGTAAGCGACATGATTGATGACGACATGCCAGACAGCGCCAACACAGACATGGTGTCAGGCTTGGTTGGTGAGGGTATGGCAATTAAGTTTATGAAATATGGAGGTCTTGCCTTAGCAGTCTATGGAGTTATTAATGAACTTGTAGGTGGAGAAGGCAAAGATGATGAAAATAAAGAAGAGCCTAAGGAAGAACCTAAGGAAGAAAAATAACTAAATCGTTTAGATTAGGTAAAACAAAAGTTTAAAATAAATAACATACAATGGGAGTAATTAAAAATTTTAGTGATTTCGTTAAAGAAACTGATACTTTAGGTTCTGAC